ATGGCTGACTGCATACATAATCAGATGCAGTCTTTCCGGGGCCGTTACTTTAAGGTCACACCCGACCCTCAATATGACCGGATTGATTGGAATCTCCTGCTCAGGATTATAAAGCATCTGGCGGCTCAGATGCGAGAGGTCTATAAACCTGAGTGGTCCTTTGCTAAGTATGTTGCTAGCAAACCCGGCGGTTCGCGCCGCCGATTTCTTAAAGCCTATAACCAACTTTGTAAAGGCACGCGAGACCTCACTAAAATCTCAAAAATCACAGCATTCGTGAAGAATGAACGGTATTTTGAGGAAGGTAAGCACCCTCGCCTCATCATGGGGCGGGACCCGCGTTTCAACATTTTCTATGCTCGACATGTGGCACGATTGGAAGACGCATTCTTCCAGTTGCCTCAGGTTGCGAACGCATGCGACTTTTTCCAGTGTGGAGAGAAATTCTCCAAACTGCTGGGGAAAGCCGTGTGGATGTTCGAGAATGACATGTCGGCGTATGAGTCTTCTCAGCGGATGCTTTACATGGCCATTGAGTGGCTTGTTTATGCGTTCGTTACCCCCGAGGAAGAGGTTGAGAATCTGGCAGTGTTATTTGCTGTCAAAATGATGAAGGCGGGACACACAAATGAGGGTCTTAAGTTCCTCTTCGATTATTGCCGCGGGTCCGGCGATGTCGATACTGGTTTGGGCAACGGTGTTGGGAATTACGTCACAACGATGTATTTCAAAATTGTCAATTATTGCCCTCAGCCAGAATGCCGCATGAATGGCACCTGCTGTGATTTTGACGGGTTTGTTGTGAAAGGTGATGACTCCTATGGATCGAGTCCGCCGATTGAACCCGTTGATACTTATTCCTATTTTGGTCTATCCGCTAAATTGATCATTAGGAAAGATCCACGACTCACTGAATTTTGCTCAGGCAATTTTGTGCAGCTAGCCAATGGTAGTTACTACTATGTTCAAAAACTCCGCAAGTTGGTCACCAGTTTGACCACTGTCATCAACCGCGAAGTAGTTGAAAATGGTTGGACTGCGCATTATTACCGTAGCCTAGGAGATATGTATGGCGTACTCTATGGCGAATTGCCAGTTTATGGTTCAATAGCAAAATTCCTCCAGACCGCCGCCAGTAATAGGCGCATTAACATCAACCTTGTTAATGAGAGTTATGGCCACTCTGAAGCTTTTAAAGTGCAAAAACGTAATGTC